ATCAAAAAAGATTGAGAAAAACAAAATAAAATGATAAATGATATTAAGAAAAAAATAATAAATCTCAAATTAGATAAAGTTGATAGTGATTTTATTAATTATAATGAAAATAAAAATAATAAGAAAAACTCATTTACTCAAAGGAAGATACAGATTGAAAGGGCAAAAAATATTTTAAAAAAACCTCCCGTAGTAAATTTAAATATTAATAATAATTTATAAAAAAAATATTTTTAAATATTATAATATGCCTCGTAAACAAAAAAAAAAAATTTATATTAATCCAACTATTTCACAAAAAAGTAATACATCTTCTTCTAATACTAAAATAATGAAAAAAGAATATAAGAAATTTATAAATATGGAAGATGTATTTGAGAAAAAAATAAAAAGGTCAGGTGGAGATAAATTAATTTTATATTATTGTTGTAAAGAAACATTAGAAAATAAAATAAGTAATGAACTATCAAAGAATTATTATAAAATATTTTTTGATTCTTATCCAAATAAAAAAAATTTAAATTCAAGAGAATTAAATATATTTTTAAATTTTCTAAGAGTTTATAATCCACCGGTAGAACCTCGACGAGATAGAACTAATGGTGACTTTATGAATATAATTTATATATATACCGATATATTATTAGATAATTATTATACATTAGATCAAAATTTAGTTTATGATTTAAATGACAGTAAAATATCATTATTATTTAAATTTATAAATGAAATTGCTTACGAAAAAGCTTCTTTAGAATATTATCCATATAGAAATTATAATTATATATCACATGATAGTAATAATTTGATAGTCTTTAAAGACAAATTAGCTTCTTCTGTATTTGAAGAAATTATATTTAAATTAATTCCGGAAGCATTATATAGTATACATTTACCACAAGCCGGGGATATATTATTAGAAAACAATACTACATTAGAAATAAAAAAAAATAATAATTCAGCTAGTTTATTTCAAAAATTTATTACATCATCAAAAAAAGCTAAACGAAATAATATAGATTTATTATCTGGTATTAGTGGAGGAAACGGAATTCCAAATAATGAAAGAGGAAAAGTTTTTTTGTCTTATAAAAAATATGATTTTCCAATTATTAATGATATAATACCTTTAAATAGAGATGTAATTGTAAGAAATAATCATATATATTATAATAGAGAAAATATAGCATCTATTAATGACGTATTTACTGTAACTAATCATATAGAAGATATAACAGAAATTTACCGTAATATGATAGAAGATTTTAGATTTGCTTATGGAGTTTCTGGAATACGAAATAATCATATTCATATTCATATAATACCAAATCTTAAAGACCTTTTATCAAATGATAATAATATTGGTAATTATATTAAATTCTACTATACAGTAGGAAAAATAAATAAAAGAAAAACAAATAAAAAAAAATTAAACAAAACTAAAAAAACTAAAAAAAAATTAAATAAGAAAAAGAAATAAAATAATTTTTAATATTTAGTATAATTTTTAATATTTAGTATAATTTTTAATATTTAGTATAATTTTTAATATTTAGTATAATTTTAATATTTACTATATTTTTTATGATTAAAAAATATAATAATAACATATATTTAAATGTTAAAAGAACCAAAAAATATATTCTTAATAATTTTTATAGTATCATTTATATTTTTAATTTTAGATTTTCTCATTTTTAAAACTCATCAACAACTAGAACATTTTGAAGACCAAAAAATAACAATAAAAAAATTAAATATAGAAGGGGAACCTGCTATTAGTCCAGATAGTATAATACCTTCTGAGAGTATAATACCTTCTGAAAGTCATGTAAATAAGAAAAATAAAAAAGCAAAAGATATTTCATTTTTAACGGATATAAATAATGAAGATTTAACAATAAATGATTTTTATCCAACTCATCCAGAAGACACAACTAAATTGGATTTGGTGGAATTTGTATATGAAACAGATTTATTTCATCAAATAATACCTAAATTCAGTGGAGGATATATAGGTATAATATGGTTTGATAACCGAATTAATGGAATTTATCACGCAACATCTCTTATTAAGAAAGATTGGGCTTCTATAAGTCATAGTATACCTGAGAATATGTTAAGACCGGTATTTATAACATTTGATAAAGATAAAAAATTGTTAGGTATTTTCGAAGATAATACTAATGAAAAAAGAAGATTCCATTTATATAAAAAAACAGATATAGATATTAATAGTGAATGGGAATTTATAGAAAAAGATAAAATAGTTTCACTCATATATGATACAGACCAAATACTTATTGGTTTAGATTTAGACGGACATATGTATAAAAAAAGTAGTCATCTATTAGAAGGTTCCTGGGACTTTTTAGATAATAATAAAAATCAAATTCCTATGAGAAAATTACTTTTAGACTATAGAGACGGTTATATGTTTGGTCTAACACACGATTTCCAAGTATATAGGAAAAAAGGATTAGATTGGAAAACTGAAGATTGGGATACTTATACATTACCTAAATCTTTAACTGGAACTGTTAGAGATATATGGTTTGACTTTGATGGTTATATGTTAGGATTATCGCGAATCGGATTAGTGAAAAAGGAGAGTGGAAATTATTTATCTAATTTTAGACAATATAAAGAAGAAGTTACACAAAAAGAAATTTCCATATATGATGTAATGTATTCTATTACTGGTATTAAAACTTTTGCTTCTATGGAAGATATGGGAAATAATAGTAATAATGTATATGTTGACGGGAAAAAAATAAGTGAATATAAATTTAAAGACCCTAAATTAAATCAATATTTAGATCATAGAATGAATTTGAAGAAACAATGTAGAAAAATGAAAGCACTGAAACTTAGGGATTTAGAAAATACTAGTGACGCGGAAACTAGAGTTAGAAATAAGAGATTTATAAATATTTTAGACGAACAAAAAGATATTATAGGTGATTTATATGATTCTATTCAAGATTTAAAAGATAGACATTACTAAATCTTTTTTTATTTTTTTTTTTATAAATATAATATAATAATATTAAAATGAGTCCGAATGTTAAATATAGTTTATACCTTATTCTTATTATATTAATTTTATTTTTATTAGATAAGTATGTTGATATAAAAAAAGAACAAAAACAAAAAATTGTTGAAAATATGAGTAATATGAATAATATGAATAATACAAATAATACAAATAAAACAAATAAATATACTAAATATGAAGATACTATTATTGGTGGAGCAATGAAAGGAACAAAACTTAGAGGCACTTTAGACCAAGCTAAAGATAGTTGTAATAGTGATGATAAATGTATAGGAATAATTAGAAAAAATGTCGAAGCAGGCAAAGAAGATGATTATTACAAAATAGAAAAAATAGACGTTTGTATTAATAAATATAATAAATTACCGGAATTAAATAAAGATAATAAAGATAAAAATAATAATAATAAAAAAGAAGAAAATAAAACTACTAATTTAATTTATGGAAATACATTTAGTGATTATAGCACTTATTTAAAAGAAGAAACGGATTCTTCAGTTAGATGTATTAGATTAGATACTGCGATTTCCATTAAACATTTGAAATATCCATTTGATAGGTTAGTATCAGATAATGAATTAAATATTAGAAGTAAATCTGTAGATGATATAGTAGAAAATAAAAATGAAAGTAGTAATGGCAAAATATATTCCAGAAATGGAATATTCCATATTGTTAAAGGATTAACAGGTGAAGGAATTTCATTTAAGATAACGAAAAATAATGAAGAATATTATTTAGTGAATATGAATGATACAGAAGATATAACAGTTAGTATGTTAAAGGATGATAGTAGTTTTAAGAGAAATGCGACATTCCATTTAGATTTACATTATGTTGTAAATAGTGGTATAGAAGATTTAGAGAATAACGAAAAAACTAAATATATTTCTATTAAGAAAGTTGAAAATAATAGAAATTATTTCTGGAAAATTAATGATATTAATAAAAAAATAATTCTCATTAATCAAGAAGATATTAAAGACGATAATGATAGCATTAATACTGTTTTATTCGAAATTACCCAACCATTAGAATATATAGAGGCTTCTAAAGAAATCGAAGTTCCTGCACCAAGTATAGAAGAACCGAAGGAAGAAGAATTACCTGATAGAGAAGAAAAGAAGAAAACATTAGAAAAATTAGAATTAGATATAAGGGAATTACAACATAAACAAAATTTGAAATTAATGGATGTTATGGTTGATGTAAATAAATTTAAACTTATGGATTTATCTTTATCTGACTATTTAACGAAATGTACCAGAAATAGTTCTGATCAAAATATAAATGCGATTACCACTAATACAAATAATAAAAAATTAACAAATAATACAAATAATACAAATATGAATAATAATACAAATAACTTAGTTAATAATAATCTAATAAATACTATTAAAAATGTTAAAAACGCAATAAATGATAAAAAGAATTTAAATAATTTTTAATTAAATAAAAATTATTTTATTAGTATATACTAAATTGCAAAAATTATGGATAATGAATCTTTAATAGTATGTTCCGTTATCGGTATATTTCTTTTAATTTTAATAATTTTACTTTTAATTCATAGATTATATTTAGATAAAAAAAAGCCAGTTAAAAAAATTAAATAATTTAAATAGTTTTATTAGATAATAAGACATAATTTTCTTTATATATATTAAATGGTTAATGATGAAAAAATCCCAATAATACTTTTTATAATATTTATTTTGATTATAATAATTTTACTTTATATTCAAAGATTATATTTGGAAAAAGAAAAATTTTATTTTAATGAAAAGGCGAAATTAAAAGAAGAACAAAATAAATTTCCAAGTCCCAGTGAAACAGAAGAAGACGAATTTGATTTTTTTGAACCAGTATCACCTCTAATTAAAAGAATAAAAAAAGATAAAACCAATGTTTTAGTAGAATGGGATAATGATAATATTAATAAAGTTAAAAAATTTATAGTAATATATAAAAATCAGGATAATCCCGATAAGGCTACATGGATTTTAAGAAATATAAAATCTAATAAGCAGAATAATAGTTTAATATTAAGAGATATGTATGGTCAACGATATCATATAACTATTTTAGCAGTTTATATAAATAAAGAGAAAAAAGAATTAGTTAGTGAAGTAGGAAGAATAATATTATTTGGAGATGGAAATGATTATAATGGTATAGATTATAATAGAGGAGAAGATATTGATTTGAATATTAGAAATGATAGAGAAGAAATAAATAATATAATAAATAATCCTTCAAATAATATTATTAATAAAGAAATAGGAAATAATATAGTTTCAGAAGAAAATAGTTTTGGAAGAATAAGTGATAATATAAGTTCTAACAATATAAGTGATAATGAAAAAGAAAGTATTGTACCTGTTCCTACAATAAATTGCGAAGGTAAAGTAAAACAAAAATATATTAGAAGTAGAAGAGATTTAGAAGATATAGAGATAAATTATAGGTGTCCTGAAGATAATGAGATAGAATATTTAAGGGATGAGGTTAGAAATTATCGTCCATTTTTTAGTTTTTTTTAGTTATTTTATTTAGTATTTTAATTTTATATTTTTTTAATTTTATTTAATATATTTATATATTAAATGAAAAGTAGTATTTTAAATAATAATTTAGTATCATCTTTATGTTTAATTTACATTATAGTTTATGTTGTTGTTAAAGTATGGTTTAAACCAAATTATGAACCATTTTTCCAAGGTGAAAAATTAGTAAGAATTAGAGACGTTATTGGTGCCAAAGGTCTCGTGGAAGTTACATTTAGAAAACCTGATTTAGATGAAGGGGACGAATTAACTAAATATGAAATAGTATTAAGTAAAGACGGAAGTAATATGGGTACAAATATATTAACCGATTATTTAAATCAAGATTTAGTTAAATATGCGATAAATGATACAAGAATTACAGATAATACTGATTATAGTATATCAATTATAGGAAATACAAAAAATAATAAGAGAATGGAAAGTGTTCCTTACGCATTTAAAACAAATGATAGGAATAGAAATATAATTGAATTAAATGAGGATATTTTACAAGATATGAATGAAAATAGACAAATATTTTTAAGACAAGAAACAGAACAAAATACTCAAAATAGAATTATAACTGATCTTAAAAAAAGAGTAGATTTACTTAGAAATGATATAGTAGTTATGAAAAATAAAGATAAAGACGAACTTAGGAGTATTCAAAATGTAGTCCAAAGTGACGATTCAATTTCTCAAGTTTTATCAATGCCTCATAGTATTAATGGTGTAGGAAGTGCTGGTGAAATGTTAAGTAAAAATTATAATGTTAATTTGAATTTAGAATAAATAAAATATTTATATATTATATAATTAATACTATGTATTTAAATTTATTTATATTAGTAATTTTTCTATTAGGATTTATTTTTATATCAAGTAAAATACCACAAAAATCTATAGTATATTTCCTTTGTATCTTGTTAATCTTCTTAATATTAAAAAAATATTTAGATAATCAAAATATAGAAACTTTCCAATCTGCCCAAGAAAGAGAAGCAATTAGTAAAATGGACGCAGCAGTAGAAAGAACCGCGAATGACGATGCTTTAAAAGAAAGAGTAGGAGGTTTAGAAACCAATATAGAAGATTTAAAAAAAATAATAAGAGCCCAAAATTTAAATAAACAAATGGAAAGGGGAGAAGATGCCAAAACATTTTCTATGACGGAATCGCAAAAAAGACAAGATTCTAATTTAGAGAGTTTAGAGAAAGAAGTTGATATATTATTAAAACTTTATAAACAAGAAAGTGATAATAATGATAAAGATAAATATAAAACATTACCTATATATAGTTCTTGTAAGGTTAGGGATCAAGGGAAACAATATGTTAGGGGGAAAGATAATAGAACTACTCAAGATTTATTGAGAGATTTAGAGAAAACTGAAAATTTAAAAAACTTAGGTTTAAATTCTGAAACTGCTGAACATTTACATAGTTTATTAGACGGTGAAAATAATCAAAATGTCGATGTTAATTTTAATTTAGTATAATTTTTTTTTATTCTTGAAAAGTTTTTTCTATATATATTATAATTATGACAACAAATATTAATAATATTTTATATATAGGTATTTTATTAATCATAGTACTTCTAATTTGTCTTAAATCTATTGACTTACATAAGAATATCCTTGAAAATTTTGCAGATGACGATGGAGAAAGAAAAATGATAGACGCTTTAGGAAAAGTTTATAATGTTAATGAACAAATTAAACAAGCAGGAGAATCAGACGCAGATAGAGAAGATTTAGCAGAAAAGTGTAAAAACTTAGGTAAAACTGATTTAGGTTCTATAGTATCTAAATATTCAGGTAAAGTTATTAATATAGAAAAAGAACCGAATAGTCCAGCAGGGAAAACCAGATATATTATTAAATGGGAACCATTAGGAGGTAAGCCAGGAGGTTGTGTTACTGCTAACGCTGATGGATCATATTCTACACCAATATGTAATACTGCTATAGATAAACAATTATGGGAAATTATAGAAGTTAGGGATGCTGAACAATTTACTAATTTAATTAAAAAATTCGGTGGTGAAAATAGATTAAAAATGGGTAGACCTTTAGACGAAACAAGTTATCCATTCCATATTGTTAAAGCAACTAAACACGATTTTGTATTAAACTATGAAGGAGGAGGATTATCTGTAAGGAAACTCGCTAATTATGACTCTCAAAAATGGGACGTCTCTAACGAATCTATAGCACAAGACCCAATGCCTACTCAAAATAATAACAAACATACTTCTCTTACACCTGGACATAATCGTATAGGTAGTGACCAAAATGCAGGTAGTATAGGCAATGGACAAAGTATAGGTAATAATGGTTCAGATGACGGAGTAAATTTTAATATAAATGTAGATCCAGATTTATTAAAACAACTTTTTCAAAATAATATAGCAGACGATTTTTATAATGACACAAATGAATACACAGATGAATACAATGACGATTTATATCAAGATCCTGACGAAGCAAGAAAAAATCAATTTAAGAGAGGATTAAGTGGAGATATGAAAAGTGGAATGTTAGTAAATAGAGAAGAATGTAATAATTGCGGAGATATTCCAGAAAGATTTATTAGGAAAGATTTAGTAAAATCAATGTGTCCTGGATGTAATAAAATCGATAATGTTAAAACATAATTTTTTTATTTTTTTGTATAAAAAAAAATATATATTAATATTAATATAATGAAAACTGAAAATATTTTATTGATTATATTAATATCTATCATTATCATAGTTGTAATTATGATCGCAGAGAAAAACATAAACGATAAAAATGACAAAAATAATCTTATGGGAAAATTAAATAATGCTCCAAGTTCAACTCTTATAGAAGGATTTGAAAATACAGAAGAAAATTTAGATGAAATGAGAAAATATATGAAAATTCACGGTTTATATCCTATGGATAAAGGAACTGATATGAGCAAATATGTTCTTAAATCTTCTCTTGAAAAAGCAAGTAAATGTCCCGATATGAGTAAATATATTCCTAAATCCGCAATTCCTAGACAAGTTAAATGTCCTCAAATTAATAGAGACGAATGGATTAGAAAATCTGAATTACCACCTAACTGGAATAAGAATTGTCCTGCTCACCCGGATTTAACTAACTATGTTCTTAAATCTACTATTCCACCAACCCAAAATTGTCCTTCTTGTATCTGCCCTAAAATAAAAGTCAATGCCGGATTATGTAGAGAACCTACTAAAGAAGATTGTATTAAGAGTGGAGCATTAAAGGATGCCTGTCCTAAACCAGAACCTTGTCCGGTTCCTAAATGTCCTGAACCGAAACCTTGTCCAGTTCCTAAAGATCAAGTATGTCCTAAATGTCCAGAACCGCCAAAACAAGGAAGTTGTCCAGAACCGGAAAGATGTCCTCCTGCGAAGAACTGTCCTAAATGTTATAGTGTTAAATACGTTAAAGTGCCGGTTGTTAAGAGTGAACCTCCACTTAAACCACAAAAAGAAACTATATTCCCTCAAAATCTTATTGAAACTAAATTAGTAAGACAACACGCTCCACGACAACCAAGACAACCTAAAGTATTGAGATTAGCAGCAAGTGATGAAGAAAGAGAAGCATTAAAAGAAGAATTAAGACAAGAATTATTAAGAGAAATGGCTAATGCTCCATCAGCTTCTAGAAATAATGAAGCAGGTGATAATGAAATGGAAGCATTAAAAGAAGAGTTAAAACAAGAATTATTACAAGAAATGGCAAACGCACCCAAACCTTCTAGTAATAACAAAAATGTTAATGAATTATTAAATGATATGTTAGAAAATGAAAATGTTAATTCTGCACCAATTATGACTGAAGAAAATATGTTCCCATCATTTACTAATGAAGCAGTTGATAATAATAATAGTAATTTTTTAAATGAAATCAAAAATGTTATAACCAATAATAACCAAAATAATAATAGTAATAATTCGGGTAAATGTAATAATATGAATTTAAATAAATTATATAAAAAATATGGAACTTTAGGATTTAATGATAATTTATAAATAATGTTATAGTAAATAAAATTATAATCTAATAGTAAATAATTTACTCATTTTTTCAATTCTTGAACTTAATTTACTTATAAGTAAATCTAATTGTGAAGATACTAATATATCTTCGGAATAAGTTTTTTTTAAATTTTCTAAACCTACTAAACTATTTTTCATTTCTAATATTAAAGTTTGGAATATTTGACTATTATTATCTTCTAAACTTTTTTCTTCTTTATTGCCTTTTTCTTTTTCTAATAAGATTTTAGTAATTTTGAATGTTCCTTCTAAAATATTATTTAATTTTTCTATAGTAATATTTCTATTTTCTTTATTATACCATCTATTAACTGATTGAAATAAATGTGGACTATCTATTTCAAGTAGAGATTTATTAGCGAGAAGTTTATCATTTTCTTTTATTTTAGAAATAATTTTAAGATTTAGTATATTTTCATCGATAAATTTTTGTATATCTTCTATTTCTTCTATTTCTTGTATTAATTTTACTGTTGAATCATCCATTATATAATATTACTATATTTTTTTTAGTGTTTTAACTACTCCGATTATTTGATATTAAAAATAAGTTATTTCGTTAAAAAGTTTATATAAATATATTATATATGCCTTTTTTAACTACAGGAATACTTTTAACTAGTGAGGTTGTTAGTAAAGATATTATTTCTGGAACTTCTTTGAAAATATATAATTCATTATCTGGTATAAGTGAGTTTGATTTAGAACACGTTAATCAATTATTAGAAGAATTAGATTTATTTAAGAAAATAGAAATTGTAGAAAGTCTTTTTGAAAATAATAAATATGATTTAAGTAAAAAAACATATAATATGGCTTTGAATAATCTTCACGAAATTAGTGAAAAAATTAGTAAAGAATTAGAAGATATACATAAAGATATAGAATACACGAAAACTTTATACTTTAGGAGTTTTAGAACTCATAAATATATGAAACATTTAGATAATTTGAAAAAATTTAGCAATATTTTAGATAAAAGATTAGAATTAGTTGTAAAATTATCTACTATGAATTAATTTTATATATATATATTAAATGACTTTAAAATCTTTAAAAAAAAATAAAACTTTAAAACCTAAAACATTAAAGAATAAAAAACCTTTAAAAAAAAATAAAATCTTAAAACCTAAAACATTAAAGAATAAAAAACCTTTAAAAAAAAATAAAACTTTAAAATCTAAAATATTAAAACATAAAAAATCTTTAAAGGTAGGAGCAAAATGGGGATGTTCAAATTGTACTTTTAATAATCCTGAAATGAATTCTAGATGTCGAATGTGTTTTAATCCAAAATCCAAATCTTCAGGCGGTAAGAAAAAAACAAAAAAAAAGAGTACTATTTTGGAAGGAGAACCCTCATATGTTTTTACTATAGAAGACGGCTTAAGATTAATAGCACGTAATTATAAACCCGTTCCATTGGATAGAACATTTAATATATCTTTACCTCATAATAAATTGAATTTAGGTTTATTTCAAATAAGAGATAATAGTTGCTGGTTAGATAGTGGTTTATTTGCGTTATTTATAACTAGAAATGAAACAATATTTAATGCTTTATTTAAAAATACTTTATTACCATTACTTCGACGCGGATTTAATAAAGTTGAAATGATTTGTTCTGCTCTAGAAATTGAAGGCGACGAACAAGGTAATAGATTGAGACAGATTACCGCTAGAGGAGCAATAAGAGATGAAATGTCTTTCTTACATAGACATATCTTTACTCAAAGAGAAAGGGGAATAATATTAAAAGAAGGTTTAAGAAAACTTTTAGGTTCTTTGGGTTTATCAAATTTAAATTGGGGTGGAACACAACAAGCAAATTCAGAGGAATTTATAGGAAAATTATTAGATTTATTTCCAGTAAAAGAAGAAGAAAAAATAAGCGTGATAATAAGAAAAGGATATGCTTTAAAAAAAGAAGATTTATTATTACAACATAAAGAATTAATAGAACAACAAAAAACCCTTTATAAACAGTGTAGAGAATTAATAAGACAGTCTGTAGCAAGAGATAAAATTAAAACATATTTTAAATACGTTCATAATGATATGACAGAAAATAAACTAGGTATTTTAATGATTATACCGCAAGATATTATAAAACATTCTACAGATAATTTTGTTACGTCAAGAAAACCTTATGCTTATTTAAGTGATTTATTATTTGGAAAACAAATTTTACCAGCAGCGAACGGGGATATAGTGGAACATAGAGACGAAAATTTTGAAGGAGGTATAAAATGTGAATTTAAATTTAATTCTTATGAAAAAATAGTTAAATGTCCTAGTGGAATACTATTAGTTCATTTATATAGAATACCCGAAACTATGCACGGCAATATGCTTACTACTCCTATTATCCCCGATTTTACTATTTATCCGGAAGGAACTGAAGAAAGTGCTCTTTATCTAACTGCTGCTATTGTTAAAACAGGTTCGGCGAACGGAGGTCATTATACTTGTTTCTTTAGAGAAGGAGACGATTTCTTTTTATTTGACGATTGTTCTTCAACTATAGAATATATAGGTAAATATCAAGATTTACTAAGAAAAAATGTAGTAACTAATGGAGTATTTTTTATATATAAAGCACCCTCAAATAGTGATGAAGAAAGACTAATTAAACAAAACTATTCGGGATTTTCAAATACCCCAAGTGATAGTGGCGGTGGTGGTGGTGGTGGAGGATCCGCAAAACCTTCAAAAAAATTAACACTTTTAGAAATGGCTAAAGAAATAAATATACCAAATTGTGATAAAATGAATAATGAAACATTAAGAAAAAAAATAGATGAAAGATTAACACTTTTAAATATGGCCAAAGAAATAAATATACCAAATTATGATAAAATGAATAATATAACTTTAAGAAGTAGAATAGATAAAAGATTAACACTTTTAGAACAAACAAAAGGATTAGAAAATCAAAAATCTATGACAGATAAACAACTTATGGAATACGTAAAAGACGCAAAAAAATATAATTTATTAAATTAATACATTAATACCAAGATTTACTTTTTCTCTTCTTTTCAATATTCTCATTTACTACCTTCTGTGCTTTCGAATAATGATTTGTTGAAAGTTCTTCGACCTTTTTCTTCTCTATATTTCCATCAATAGTACTATAAATTATTTTCTTAAAACCCATTTTTTTTAAAGAAGTTTCACACGATATACAAGGTTGTGATTCTAAGAATTCTTCTTGTGTTGGCGTAGTTCTAACAACATATATACAAAATTTTCTAGATATACGTTGAAGGTCATAGGAACGTCCTGATTTTTTTACCCCGCAGAAAAGTAGAATACCATCTCTTCATCGCATGGAGTTCAGCGTGAAATGAACAGCAAATAAACCCCTTACTATAACTTCTATTATGATTATAACCTTCCGCTACCTTTTTCCCATTCTTTGTAATAATACAACCGTGAGTAAAATTTAAAGTAGACTTCTTACTTACATCACCTGCCATATTAAGCAATCTAGAAGTTTTATTTGATATAATATTATCTTGTAAATTAAGCAACAAAGACATTTTAATTGATTATTAATAATAAACAATTAAAAAGTTAAAAAAATCAATTTTATTTATATTATATTTTTATTTAATTTTAATCCACCTCTTCAACAGTAGCTCCGCTTGAAGTATTTTCTTCTGCTGCTCCTCCACCTTGTTGTTTCATCATATCCGCAAACTGACTCATATCAGGCATACCCGGCATTCCACTCATATCCGGCATTCCTCCTTCTGCTCCAGCCGCACCACCTGCTTCCGCATAAAGTTTCTTCATAACTTCATTCGAGACTGCTTCAACTTCCTTTTTCTTTTCGTCATATACTTCCGCAGTTTCACTCTGGTGATTATCCAACCATTCCATTGCTTGTTCTACCTTAGTAGAAACACTTTCTTTATCTTCCTCTGAAATTTTATCCTTTAATTTTTCATCAGATAAAGTAGATTTTAAACTATATAAGTATGATTCCAAACCATTCTTTGCTTCAATCTTTTTCTTTAATAATTCGTCTTCATCCTTAAACTTATCTGCGTCATTTACCATTCTCTCAATTTCTTCTTGACTTAATCGCCCCTTATCATTTGTAATAGTAATCTTCTCTGACTTACCTGTAGACTTATCTGAAGCACTAACATTTAAAATACCATTGGCATCCACGTCAAAGCAAACCTCAATCTGCGGAACACCTCTAGGAGCAGGTGGAATACCTGATAAATCAAATTTACCTAATGAATTATTATCCTTGGTCATTGCTCTTTCACCTTCAAAAACTTGAATTAATACACCAGGCTGATTATCAGCATAAGTTGAAAAAGTCTGTGTTTTTGAAGTTGGAATTGTAGTATTTCTATCAACAATCTTCGTCATAACACCTCCAGCTGTTTCCAAACCAAGAGATAAAGGAGCAACATCTAAAAGTAGTAAATCACTAGCAGCACCACTTACATCACCTGTTAAAATAGATGCTTGAACGGCCGCTCCATAAGCTACTGCTTCATCCGGATTGATATTCTTTGAAGGTTCCTTACCATTAAAATATTCTGAAAGTAATGAGATTACCTTTGGGATGCGCGTAGAACCTCCAACTAAAACAATCTCGTGAATATCTCCCTTCGACAATTTAGAATCAAGGATAACCTTTTCAACAGGTTTTAAACAATTCCTAAATAAATCGTCACACAATGATTCGAATTTCGCACGCGTAATACTCGTATAAAAATCAATTCCATCATATAAAGAATCAATCTCAATATTCGCATTCGTAGTAGAAGATAATGTCCTCTTCGCGCGTTCACAAGCGGTTCTAAGTCTTCGAAGTGCACGTGGACTATCCTTAATATCTTTCTTATGTTTTTTCTTAAATTCAGTTAAGAAATGCTGAACTAATCGAGTATCAAAATCCTCGCCACCTAAATGAGTATCCCCCGCGGTTGCCTTAACCTCGAAAATACCGTCATCAATCGATAAAATAGATACGTCAAATGTACCACCTCCTAAATCAAAAATTAAGACATTGGTTTCTTGACTTCCTTTCTTATCTAAACCATACGCAATCGCAGCTGCCGTAGGTTCATTAATAATTCTTAAAACATTTAAACCAGCAATAACACCGGCATCCTTAGTTGCCTGTCTTTGCGAATCATTAAAATACGCAGGAACAGTAACTACTGCGTCTTTAACTTCTTCTCCTAAATATTCTTCGGCTGTTTCTTTCATTTTAGTTAGAACCATAGAAGAAATTTCTTCTGCTTGAAATTCCTTCTTTTCACCTTTATGTTCTGCTTCAATATAACATTTACCATTTTTACCCTTTACTGTAAAAGGCCAATGTTTTAAATCTGACTGAATTACTGGATCCGTAATAGTACGACCAATAAGACGTTTTGCGTCAAAAATTGTATTTGTAGGGTTTTGAGCAGCCTGATTTTTAGCAGACTCTCCTATTAAACGTTCTTCTGAATTAAACGCAACATAAGAAGGAGTTGTTCTGTTTCCCTGGTCATTCGCGATAATCTCAACTTTACCATTTTGAAAAACTCCAACGCATGAATAAGTAGTTCCTAAATCAATTCCAATAGCGGGCATATTTTAGTTATGATAAAAGATAATCGTAAATTTTTAAGTAATTTAAAAAAAAATAATAAAAAAATATATTATTAAAGTAAATGATAAAAAAAGAAGTAATAATATTTATTATTTTACTTTTTCTATTAATATATTTACTTAAAAAAAAAAATATTGAAGGATTTCATAATTTTATAGACCCGCGATATCACACATTATCTCTTTATAATGGTAAAGACTTTTATAAAAGATTTATGGATTATTTCCATTACGGTAATATTGCTAAATATGATTATCATAATCCTCTACAACACAGTATATATAACCAACACAGTATATATAACCAACACAGTATATATAATCAACACAGTATATATAATCAACCTATATATCAACAAAATCCATTACCAACATATCCTATAAATATATATGACTACCCTATGAATTATATTAAATCGCCTATTCCTATTAGAACAACAATATATGAAATACAAAAAATAAATAATCCCAAAGATTATAGTTATCAAGTTATAGATAAAAACGGAAATTTACATTTGTTAGATTATAATTCAGATCCTAAAATACTAACAAATAAAAATTTTAATGAACAAGTATGGTTAAATCCACACGATAAACAAGTAATATTTATCCCTAAATAAGATATTTATATTTATTCTATAACTTCTAACTTTTGATTACAATAATAAAACAAATATGGCAATTTCTTATTTGTTAAAAAACATTTATCAGCATTATTACCTTCTTCAACTATAAGTTTAATAAAGAATGTATCATTGATATATTTCTCTAAGTCTATAATTATTTTTTGAATATTTACCAAAACTAAATTTATACCATAATTCATTTTACCTTCATATTCTAAACTTATTTTAGATATATGAACTAATATACAACCGGGAAGTAGACTCTTACCATTTTTAAATTCTTTTATTTTATCTTCTATTGATTCTTCTAGCACAGTAATAGGATAACTTATCCTATAACCTCTTGCTTTTACTTCATAAGTTGGAGAATTACACATTTATTTTATTCTTTATATTAAAATCTGGTTTCAATTTTTTCTCTTATTATTTCTTCGTTTGCTTTTGTGTTTATTGCTTTTGTGTTTATTGCTTTTGCTTTTTGATCTACTACTTCGTTTGTTTTTTCTAAAAAGTTTTTTGCTACTTCGTTTACTTTTTCTTGCTCTGTGTTTTTTGTTTCTCTTACCACCAGTTTGTCCTGTTCCTCCCGGTCCCGAAGCCAATTGCGGCCCCATCCATAATCCTTGTGCGTCTATTTGAGCGTCACCCGGGGCGTCTAATACTAAACCGTGACTAGTGGCGTGTGTTTGTCCGTATGGAGTCATACAACTTTCTAATTCAGGAGAACCTACATCGAAATATCTTCCACTATCTCCCCCAAAATATTCTATTGGTAATCCTCCGCCGCTTTGATTATTTAAACCTATTCCCGCATGAAGATCTGGACCTACAGAATTCATATTTTCACCATATGCCACACCGTGAGAAACGGCAACATTTCCATTTCTCATCTCATTTAATTGTTCTTGTGATACAAAATTACCTTGAGTAGTTGGATTAAAATATTCGGCTGGTAAAACTGCTTTACCTCCTCTTTGTTTTCTTTGTTTGCTTCGCTTACTATTGCTTCTTCGCTTATGACTATTAGATTTTCGGTTAATTCTTGGCATATTTTTATAATATATATAAATAAAAAAAAATATTCCAATTAAAAAAAAATTAAAAAATATATTAAATTATAAAAGATAAATTTGAAATTTATATTGCGTTAATATCGAAATCAATTCCTATATTTTCTTTACAATAAGTTTCTTCATCGTCAATATATTCTTCTTTAATATCTTTATCTTCTCTCTTAATATTTAATAATTTCATTTCATCTAATAGAACACTTGTATCTCCAGTTCCAGACGGAATCAATTGCCCCATCATAATATTTGCTGAAACTCCATTCAAAGTATCTTTTTCTCCGAAAATAGACGCCTTAAATATCTGTTCTGTAGTTTCCTCAAAAGAACATTTTGCCAATGGTCCTAATTCCGTATCTCTATTAATACCAAATCTATCGATTGATACTAAATATCCTTTATTAGTCATAAAATCACATAATAAAGAAACATGTCTGTAATTTACATAATTATCGGAACTGTCTAACACTTCATTAATTTCATTAATTAATAATTGTTTTGCGGCATCAATACCAAATATATTGTATGCTTCTATAATATCATTTGAGAATGTATTTACAGTATCTACTTCATCAAAAGCAAGAATTTCTTGTAAGTTAGTTCCGTCTGTATCAATAATCCACTGTTCTTTAGTTTTATAATTTCCGTCATAAAATTCTATATTCTCTAAATCTTTTCTAGGAATAACTTTGTTAATTTTATCTATACCTTTAACCACAATATTTAATAAATTCTTCTCGTAATTCTTTAAACATTGTATATCTTTATCATCGTTTTCACTACCTGATTCATTTAATCTAATTCTAAAGATTATCTTTCCAGAGTTATCATCGCTATAAAAACAAGATATATCATTACTATCCTTTCTGTCGGAAATAATCGCAAAATGAATATCATTCATTGTTATATTCTTATTCATTAATTCTTTCCTATTAAACTCAAATCTTAAAACCCATTTTAGTTTCTTACAATCTCTATTAATTGGATCTATTTCATTGAATTTCTTATATATTTCCATAAATGTGTTATCATTTTGTATATTTGTTTCCTCGTCATTCGGATCATAATATATACTGGTTGAACTTACCAAATCTCCTAGAGTAGTAAGTTCAAACTTATTAGCAATTTCTTGTGTTTTTGATATACTATAAGAATTAGGTTTTTTAACATAAATAGTTATCGAAGGGCTTTTAATATTCTTTGAAATATGTAACAATTCCTTCAATCTTGGAACACCACGAGTAACACCCGGTTTACCCACACCAGCAAGGTGGAAAGTATTCAGTGTCATCTGTGTTGCGGGTTCTCCTATAGACTGAGCAGCAATTGCTCCTACCATCTCACTTGAAGAAATAAACGCCTTCTTATATTTAAGCTGTATCATATTAATTAAATGATCAAATGCTACACTACTTATCCTATATTTCTTAATTAAAACTTTGGGTGATAAATATGAATATATTAAACACTTGAATAACATATTCATCTCATCCATTGAATTTCTCTTTAATACCTTCTCTAATTCACCTAATCTAGTAATAATTGTAAGAGGACTAATATCTGATACGTCATCTTCTTCTATATTAAACAAATTTAATGTATGATTTATTAATCGACTTAAATGAATAGGATAATTTATCATACTTCCTGTATTATTTTTGAAAATTTCAGTTAATAACATATGTTTCTTATTATGTATATGTTCTTCGTAATAATCATTTAATATTTTCTTATAATGTGGAACCTTTTTCATACTTTCTATTACTTCAGGTTCAATAAAATCTTCCCATTTTTCTTTATCATTAAATTTATGATTTTCCATTAATTTCTTAAAATCCAAATCTAATAAATCTAAATATTGACTCTCTATCTTAGTATAATTATATCCGTCTTCACCATACATAAATTGTACTATTCTACCATTCGCGTTTCTAATAGATAAATCAAAGTTTACCTTTAAGTCTTCCATAGCCTTTATTAACTTACGCTGAATATAACCAGTTTCTGAAGTTTTAACA